GGTACTAGATTGGTTTCGTCTACTTCTACAATCAAGTTACCTGACAATACAGCATTGTCTACAGCCATACGCATAAAACCATTCATCAGTGTCTGTGTATCGTCCATGTTTTCTGCGATACCCACACCAAAGAATGAATAAGGGTTCAGTTCATATGGTGCTGCAGAGTATGGAATTTTAGCTGGCTTAAATGGGTTAAGTACCATACGGAGTAACTTACCATTACAAATCCAAACATTGGCTTGCAGTTCGTCAAACTCTTTTAGTTCTTTTGGAATGTCAACACTCTGCTCTTCAAGCAGGTCTGTATCCACCATACCCCAATACTCAAGTACCTCAAAGCGGTCAATGCCATGCTCTGGTGCGTAGTCCGACAAGTCATCTTCCCAATATTTCTTGGCATAGTTTTCGCCCATCTCAATGGCTTCATTGATAACTTCGCCACGGAAGTATGGACGCTTCTTTAGATTACGCAATTGTGTACGAGACATCTTGTGACGCTCAATCGCATACTGCGCTTCATCCATGTTATTAGCATCTGGGTCTGGATAAAAATTCCACACAGATACATGATTAACTTGAGGAATGGTTTTAAACAGTGGATCGTACTCACCGTCCTCATTCCAGTTAGGGTACTCTTTGTCTACAGCAAACGGGCCTTTCATAACACCTGTACCAAACAATGCCATTTCAAATGCTGCATTGCGTAGATGTTTAGTAGCACCAGACTCTTCTAGCTGGTCGTGTATTTTCTTCTGCATCTTCTTTGCAGCAATCATAGCTGGGCTAAATGCAATAGCTGTAGGTGTTTTGCCCGGACCTTCTTTTAATTTGTCTGCAATAGGTTCAAGTTTATTTTGCATAACGCCAAGTTTTTCCTGTAGCGTTTGCGTTGTGGCACCTGCTGGGAACTCTTGACCATCTCCTGCAAAACCGTAGGGACTAGAAAGAGCAGTTTCACCACGTAGTTGTTCTGGTTCTTTAGGGTCAAAATGTACATCAGCAACTACACCTTCTGGTAATTCAGTTGGTTCAATAGATAAAGGAAAACGCTGGTTAGCAAACAAGACATCAACAATCTGTCCATATGCTGCCAGCGTCTTAGTTTTTGTGACTTTGATAAAGACACGAGATTTTTCTGCTTCAGTAAATTGAACATCTGGGCCATATAAACCACGATAATTGCGGTAGGCACGAAGCCAGCGTTCTTCGTCCTGATACCTATAATCTTCGGAACGCTTATATCGCTCCATAATAAATGGGATGATATTACTTACGTCTACGTCAGAGATAGATGTATCGTCACTATCTTCTAGTGCAATAGCATCATCTTCAATCATGATATCTTCTTCATCCATGTGTTATATCCTTAATATCCAAATGTTGCGTCTGCTACTCGCATACCGCCACCGGGCCTGCCCATAGGGTCATAGTCAAATATACTAAACCTTGGTCTGGACATTATACCATACCTAAGAGCATCATACAAGTGGTCTTCACTCTTTGTGTCAATGTCTTCGGGGTTTTTCTTGTCCAACGGTATGGAGGGAAGTTGGGCCGTGAGGTTTGTGCAAGTATTAAAGAAAACAAGTCTAGGCTCCTCTGTAAATTCGTCTATCTGTAAACGCCTGTGTACCTCGTTCTTACCAGCTACACGGCTTCCCCTACTTCTATCTGATGGTCGCCAGCGGCAACCTCTACCAATCATTTGCTCTGCTAGTGATGGGCCTGTGTCTCCACGTTTATGCCAAAGAGAACTATCCAGAACACCATACTTTATATTACCGTCTTCTGCTTCTAAGTCCAGAATCATATCTGCCAAATCTGTGGCAAGGACTTTAGAAACATATAGTTCTCGATATACGATAAGTTGCTCATTAGGCGCAACGGCAAACCAAACAACACCACTGTAGCTACCGTAGCCGTAATCGCAAGCCCTAAACTTAACCCAATTGCTAGGAATACGATAAGGCTCAACAACATGAACCCGCCTATCAAACTCAGTGAAGGCAGCACCTTCTTTAATGTCCCAGTCTCCTTCAAGAAGCTGTCTACGTTGCTGCTCTGGAAGTGATAGGAGCATGGCTTCGTAATCACCTGCTTGCGCAAGGTACGGGTTATCAGAAAGTCTTGCGGGTATAAATCGTCTTTTAAATAAAGATTTTCCAGCTTTGTTATGTCCTGCTGGATAGCGGAGAACTTCCCCTGTGTCTGTGTCTGTTGCATCGAAGGCTCTGTTATATGGCGATGGGTCAATAAACATTTTCTTAACCCAATGATGACCTCTACCGCCGGGGTTGGTCGTAGCCCTCATAAATATAGGCAAGTCTGGTGCAGTGGACCGAAGACGACTTCGCATATAGTTCCATGCGTATGGTGTGGCCCATTGTGTCAGTTCGTCAAAGCCTATCCAGCTAAACGCCAGACCCTGATAACGCAAGACATCATCATCTCTGTCAAGATATGACATCCACAACCTTGCACCAGATGGCGCAGTCCACTGCATCTTTCTTTCCGACCACTTAATACCGGGCCAGATTTTTGGGTACAACTCCTGCGACTTAAAGATAAGTTCTCGTAGTTCTTCTGTTGTATGTCGCAGTAGCAATCCGCTAAACTGTGGATGCCCCATATAACGTAGAGGGTCTGCAAGCATAGCGTAGGATTTACCGCCACCTGCTGAACCGCCGTACAATACTTCTCGTTCAGCCGCTGCTAGGAACTCTGTCTGTGGTCCTTCGTTTGGCTTAAACAGAACATTAGCGTGTTGTTCTATCTCGCTGCTGTCATATTCAGGTGATACAGTTTCTTGTATCTCAACCTTCGGCTTTTGAGCCTGTTCTTTGGTTACTGATTTCTTCCGCTTTGGCGATTGCCGTTTTCGCATATTCTGCCCACTTGCGGAGGCTTGCAGCTTGATTCTTACGTCTTCGCTCATTATTCAACCGTTTCCTCAACCCTACGTGTGAGATATATCTGCCAGTCTGTGTACTCAACCAATTGGCTACCTCACGATAGCTGTACTGATTTACGTGTGATCTAGCCTTCTCTAACAAGTCCAATTCAATTTGGATAGGTTGAAGAATGTCGGGGTCTTCATCATCCTGTTTATATCCGAAGGGTACTGTACGTGCAATACGTGGGATAGGTACCCATTCGTTTTCTTCTTTAATGTCTGTTGGCTGTGGTAGTTTCCACTTGCCTATGCTTCTAGTCATCGTCTTCCACTACAGCTTTAGGTGGCATAAGCATGACACCGCCTGATGCTTCTACCTGCATCTTCTCTGTCTTCACTAGACCTACACGGTCAAGCAGTTCTTTAGCTGCAGACATCTTATCACGAATACCCAACTCTGTCGGGTCATACAAAGCACCTGTCATCGCCATCGCAGCTTTCGGCGCATTACGAGCCATGTACATTTGTGTTGCCTCAAGGATTTCTTCTTTAAGACCTTTAATAATTTCCGAAGTACTAGAAGAGTCAGCATATCCCGCAATCTTTTTAGCTTGTACCATATCGCCGTTTGCCTGTTCAAACAAAACGTCTAAGAATACTTTTTGCTTTATTGTAAGTTCTCTAGCCATTAATCTGTAAGTTCCTTTACAAACTTCTTTACATTTTTTGCTGCCTTATTAATTTTATCCTCAATAGTATGAGGTAAAAAACTGGTTGTCTTATTTGGATTTTTACCTGTATGATACGTTTGGCCTTTAGTACCTTTTGTTTTTACGATATACCCCATTAAAATTCTCCGTTGTGCATTGCATTAGCCAGCTTAGTAGCCCGACCTTTTACTTGCCTAGCCCATCTGCTATCCAGCATTTCCTTTGCGGCTACATCGTACTGTTCTTCGTGGATAGCTGCCCACATGTTTTTGAACTTACAAAGTCTAGGTACACCTAGATTAAATGCCATATCTATAACTATAAGTTGACGTACAGAGTCCAACCTGTCCACGCAAGGGTGCGCACGTACCAGTTCTTCTTCGACAATCTGTACGTCATTTGTTGCTAGATAGACCGCATCAGCTTCAGTGATTCCATATTCATACACGTGGTCAATACTAGGAATATCTAATTCATCTAGTTCCTGCTTTGTAATCTTT